ACCCCCCCCGGACCGGCCGAGCGCCCCCCCCCCCGCGGGTGTGGGTGGGCGGGGGCGCAGTGCCAGAAAAGGCTAGAGATCAGGACAGCTTGCGGTTGACGATCGCCTGAACGGCGTCGTAGAGATGGCCCAGCCGGTTGCGGCGCTCAGCCCCGTTTCCGTAGTCTCCGCGGATCACCGCGTCCGCCAGGGCATCCAAGTTCGGACCCGGCGCAGGAGCAGGGGCGCTGCCACTGAGCTTGGCGTTCACCCTGGCCTGGACCGCGTCATACAGGTGTCCTAGGCGGGCCTTGCGGTCCTCACCATTGCCGTACTCGCCGCAGATGACCGCCTGAGCGAGGGCCTCAATGTCCCCGCCCACACTGGGTGCGGGAGCAGCCGGGCTGCCGCCGCCGGTGATGTAGGGGCCAAGCACGCTGGCGGGTGGATAGTAGCGGCCAGGACAAGCGGTGGATGAAGCGTCCTTGTGGCCGATGACCTTGAGCGGCCCGTAGGTGGCCTGCAGGTTTCGGATCAGCTCGCCGATGGTTGCCTTGTCGGCATCCGAGCAGCGCGGGTTGCACTCGATGCCGATCGAGCACTGGTTGATCGGCCAGTTGCCGGCATGCCAGGCGGTGTTAGCCAGGTCCACCATCTGCACCACCCGGTCTGCTTCGACCACGAAATGCGCGGACGCGCCTCGGCCGGGGTTTTGGAAGGTGGCGATCACCCCGGACAGTTGTGGGTTCTTCGCGGGGTCGTCCCAGTGGTGGATAACGATGGTGGTGATGCGCTTACCGCCACGACCCTTGGTGTAGTTCGACGGGTTGGCGGGGATGAAAGACTGCTGGTAGCTCATGGTGTCTCCTTGGAAGTGTTGTCGGGTACAAGAAAGCCGCCGGCAGAACTGCGCGGCGGCTGGATTGACTCGGGGGTGTCACTGTTCCGGGGTGGGATCGCTGGCGGATCATCAACATGGTCCGTCGCTAGTGGCCCGTCGTAGACATGCCTGCCCCGGGCCGGGTGCTGGGTGATGGTGGCCAGGGCGTCGCGGAGCTTGTCTGGGACGGGAAGCCCGATACGGGCAGCGTTTTCCACGATCGACATGCCTTCGTTGGCCAGGTAGAAGAAGATCGTGGTTGTCCGCAGGACTCCTCCTTCACCCAGGACGTGGACGTCGAGGATGTTGGCTAGGCCCACCAGGGCGAAGATCATGACCTTGCGGGCGATCCCCTTAAACCCCACCGAGCTGGAGAGCTCTCCGGTGGCGAAGGCGGCGATCACACCGGTTGCATAGTCGATGGCCACCAGGGTGACCAGGGCGAGCAGGAAGCCGTCCGTGCCTCCGAGAAACCAGCCCACAATGCCTCCAATCGTGGTGAATAGTGTGTGTGAAACAGTCCAGGCAGTACGCATGGGCCTCTCCTTTCTGTGTGGTGTTAGAGCAGCCCGTCTGGGCCGGTGAGGACATCGAGGACTTCCCAGGCCACATCCACCGAGCCTGTGCTGGCCTGCGGCAACGGCAGGTCAACCGGTACCGGGTCTGCCGCTGGGATGGGTGTGGTGTCGTGGTCGGGTTCGATGAGCACCGAAAGCGCTGCACCCAGCGCTTCGCTCGCAGAGCTCAGTGGGTCAGTGGTGTCACTCATCGCCGGTCACCTCCTGCTCGGTGGTGGTGGCTAGGTGTGCTTCCAGGGCGTCACACAGGTGGTCGTAGGCGGCAGCCTCATCACCCGAGAATGGCTGGGTGAGCGCGGTGAGTGCCTCGTAGAGGGTGTGCGCCATGGTGGTGTACGACGGGCCGGAAAGCTCCGCCCTCTCCGATAACAGCACGCCCCTGGCCTGGATGAAGGCGGCCGCCTGCTCAGGAGTGTCAAAGCGAATATGGCCGTCGCCGTCGACTTGGGGTGTGCCGGTCGTATCGCAGATGGCGTGCTCGCGGGCGAGCTCCAACTCGCTCTCCGCCAGTGACTGGGCGGCCGTGGTGGTCATGGCCAGGACTTTGGAGCGGGCCCTGGATGCGGCACCCGGTGGTCAGTGAGTTGAAGGTGCCGAGGATAAACGAGCGCATACAGTTCGCCTCCTTTATGCGAGTAGCAGGCTTGAGGCGCGTGCCCGGCCTGCGATTGCTTTATCCATCAGGGGTGCCAGGCGGCCCACCAGCGTGCCGTCATTGAGGCGTACCTGGATATCGAGTCGGTCGATTACCGCCTGGGCGGCTTGGGTGGCGATAGCTTCAACATTCACACCACCACCAGAGCCAACACCAGACGGTCAGGTGGCGAGGGTTGCCGGACTGCCCTCGGGTGTCACGGCAACGGGGATGGTCACCCCGCCGGCAAGACCGGCCAGGGTGTCGGTGACGTCTCCTGCCATGGCCGGGGCTGCATCCACCGCACGTGCCCCGGTAGCAGTGATGCCTCCGGCAAGGCCCCGGGTGAGCATGTCGCCAATCCAGGCCATTTGCTTCGAGGGTGAGTGGATCCCGAAGTAGTTGGTGATCCCGCCCCAAATGGAGGCACACCTGGAGGCGACCTTGTTCCACAACCAGCCGGCCAGGGATTGGATCCCGTTCCATAGGCCGCGCACCAGGTTCATTCCCACGTCCGCGAGCTGCCCGTAGCCCGAGGCCAGGCCACCCACGATTGCAGAGATAATCTGCGGCAGAGCCGTGATCAGGGAGGTCAGCAGGCGGATGCCGGCGTCGATGAGCTGCGGGATAGCAGTCAAGATCCCGGTCACGATGCTGGTGATGATCTGTGGCAGGGCTGCCACAATCGCCTCAATGATCGTCGGCAGCGCCGTGACAATGCTGGTCAGCAGTTGGATACCGGCATCGATGATCATGGGGATCGTGGCGATGATGAAGTCCACCAGTGCCTGAATAATTGTCGGTAGTGCCTCAATGAGTACCGGCAGGGCTTGGATCAACCCCTGGGCCAAGCCCGTGATCAGCTGCAGGGCTGCGGCAAGGATCATCGGCAGGTTGTCTGCCAGCACCTGCACCATGGCGGCAAGCACCTCGGCCATGCCGACCAGCAGGCTGGGAAGGCCCTGGCCGATACCGTCGATCAGAGCGGTGAGGATCTGCACCCCCACACATCAAGCAGCCCCGGTAGAAGATTTAAGATCTCGCCGATCACGGTGGTGACAACGGTGGAGGCCAGGGTGGCGATGCTCGGTCCCATGGTCGACAGGGATTGGACAATGGTGTCCAGTGTTTTGAGTAGCTCCACCCCGATCTTGGGAACCTCGGTGACGAGGAACTGGGTGGCTTGCTCCACCACCGTGCCCAGGGCCTGGAGTAGGCCAGCCACGCCGCCTGTCTCGAAACCAGTCGTAAGGGCATCGACCCAGGAGTTCACCGCCGGCAAAGCGGTGGAGGCCAACAGTGAGGACAAGCCACCAGCCAGCGCGCCCTTCAGGCCCGCGACCCCATCCTGCAAGGTCGACATCTGGCCGCTAAAGGTTTTGGACTGGGCTTCCATCGCCCCATAAAACTGGCCACCCTCCGCCGTCGCCGAGGCGAAGGCGTCTGCGACCATGTCGGCGCTGATCGCGTCCTTTTCCATCTCCTCTTTAAGCTCACCGACACTCTTCCCGGTCTTCTTGGCCATCTCCTGCAGGGGGTTGAACCCGGCGTTGATCATCTGCAGCAGATCCTGGCCAGATAGCTTGCCGGCACTGCACTAGAGACCTGTGCAAAGGCGAGGGTGAGGGATTCAAGCTTTTGGGCATCGCCCTGGGAGATGTCGCCGAGCTGGCCTAGGCGCAGCTTTGCCTCATCCGCGCTGATACCGAAGGCCATCAACGTTTGGGTGTTTTTGGCTAGATCCTCCATCCCAAACGGAGTCTTGGCAGCCGTGACCTTCAGGTCGTTGACCAGCTTCTGGGCCTTGGCCTGGTCGCCCAGCATGGTGGTAAAGCTCGTGGTGTGCTGCTCCATCGAGGCGTTGTAGGCAACACCGTCCTTCATGGCCTGGGCAAACCCACGACCAATCCCGGCGATAGCCCCGCCAATAGCTTTGACCCCGCCGATGATCGCCTCAGCAGCAAGGTTGGCTTTCAGGACATCACCGAAGATGCGGGTCTTGCCCGAGGTGTCGTCGAGCTCGCCGCCGAGTTCGTCGACCTCGCGGGAGAGCTTGTCCGCACCACTGGCCGCGTCCTTGAGCTCACCCTCACTGGAGCCTGCCGCGGTGGTGAGCTGGTCGATCTTAGTAGTGTTCTCGGAAAGTTTGCGCTCCATATCGTTGAGCGTGGCGGTGGCGTTGTTGAGCTGGATCCGCCAATTCTGGGTGCGAGAATCTGACTGCCCGAAGGACGCAGACGCGTTATCCAGTGCGGCCTTCAGGGCCTGGATTTTGGAGCGCTGGGCCTCGATCTCTTTGCCGAGCACCTGGTTGTGGGCGGTCAGGGCGTCAGCGTCGGTGGCGTTCTTGCCGAACTGGGAGGCGATCGCGGCACCCGTGGTGGGGTGCTTGCCCAGCAGGCCGAACTTGCTGATTGCTTCCTCGCACTGGATGTAGCGGGCAAACGCCTGCGCGTAAGCCTCAATCAGGCGCGGAGACACAAACGAGGCGACCCCGCGCGCGTCCAGCCACGCCCAGGTCTCCCGGTAGAGCTCCCCAGCCAACAGCGGCTGCCCGTCACGCTGGGTCGCGGACAGGTAGGCCGACGGCTCCGGCATGGTCTCACCCTCAAGCAACGCACCATCGCCCACGTCACCGCCCTCCAAACCGAAGGGGTCGAGGTCTGCGGGTTCAAGCAGGCGGGAGGCGGGCTTTCCGGCCTCGAGCTTGTCCTTGAGTTGGTCAGGTTTCGCGCCGGCGCGCACGCGCCTGCCGCCCCGGTTGGTTCCGTCTTTAGCCACGCGCCTCGCCTCCTTCCCAGGGCGTTGTGCCCCGGCGTGAAGGGCGAAAGGGGTCAATACCGCGTTTGAATCGGTGTTTTTGCGCGCGGTTGGCCCCGCCCGCTGAGGAACCCAAAGCCGGTAGAGATCCGACCGTCCCTACCCATAGCTTGGATGTGGGAAATCTGCTACCGTAAGCAATAAACTTTCGTAATGAAAGACAAGGGAGCCAGGTGAAGGAAGAAAAACGTGATTTTATTAATTAAAAGCAGCATCATTGGCATCAAAGCAACCCTCGGAAGGGTGCCTATCGCTTTAAGGCCCAGCCTGGTTTATATAATTCTTATGCTGGTGTCAGTGATTCCGCTGCGGCTGCTACATTTCCCTGCTTTATCGATAGGAAGGATGATTCAGCTCGGGTTTCCTATACTTATGTATTTCATCCTAGCCCCGGTACTGGCAGCAATGAGCATCAGACAAGAAGACTTATCAAGGGGGAACCTTCCTGCCTTGATTGTAGCTGGCGTGATACTGTTTTTATGTATTCCAATCAGCCGATTAGCGTACTTCGCCTTTTGGGAGAACCAGTATTTCACTTTTTCGGCCATTCTTGTAACTGTAATTCCTTTTGTTGTGACTGTTGTGGCGACCTTAATAAAGATTAAAGTCGCCACAACAAAGGTGCAGTAGTTAGCGGCTAAAGATGAAGCTAGCTAGCGCTTTGCAGCAGGCGGTTGTCACGTCTGAATCCGGATCTCCAGATGCAAGCAGATCACGAAATATTGCGTCACTCCATGTCGTATTATCCTCGAACTCGGTAGCTGCGTTCCCTTCTTGTTTGGCACCTACACTCCATGCGATTTCCTTGAAGCGGTTAGCCAGGCGCGCCTTATCGGTGTAGTAACTGCCCAGGAAGTTAGACAGGATGTGAGTATGTTCATTCTGCTTGGGTAGTTCACGAGCAAAAACAATCGCATCGCCGTCTGAGCACATGTCTGCATAGTTGCAGGTGTTACGGATATGATCACCATCTTTGTAAAGCGTGTACCCGCTGAGCCCAGGATCACTAAGGTAGTCGTCTTTTTGGCCGACAAGACCGCGTGCTGCTCTGTCTAGATTAACCTGGCGATCTTTGTTCCAGTTCTTGAGTTTCTGTAGTTCACCCATTGCTGTGGCAAGATCGCCTGCCCATCCAGTCCAACGGTCTGGAACCACGTTGGTGTTGAGGTATCCGAGCGTGGTGACTGCCATGTGAGGCATGTCTACTTCGCCCCCAGCAACGTCGATCAGGTGCTGTTTACGATCACCGCACCAGCGTTGCCAAGCTGCAATGATCTTCTTAGCAATCGGATCATTTTCCAACATGCTGGCATCAGCGCCTCGCCAGGGTTCAGCTGCCACTGTCCATTGGGATGTGGAACCGGAACCGCCTTCTGCAAGGTATTCCTTCGACAGGTAGTTCAAGATAGCGCGCCATGTAGAAACCTCGACGGTAACGACATCTCCATGGGAGGTTGAAATATAGTCGCGTCCGACTTTATTGTCCTTGCGAAGTTCGTCGAAGCGTTTTTCTAGATGCCAGATCAGGTCAATCGGCGAGAGCTTCTCATAGTCGGTTGCAGTGTTGGGGTTAGGGTCTTCTACGGTCTGTGGGGACACGTAGGACACCGCTGGCCAGGCGTTGGAATAGGCGACTTTGTCCAGATCCCACTTGCCTCGATATCCGGAAATCTCGGTGAACTGGTCGTAAGTCCAATCCTTCGGGATTGAGAAGCCGAGGTTTCCTGAAAAACCTGTGGACATGTCAGAAACGAAAGCAGTGCCGGCGTAGCCCGCCTCGATGACCCGGGTACAGATGTTGCGGGACGCGTAGATGCCTACTCGGTACCCACCGCCGAGGCTGTCACGGACTGCTCGGAAATAGGGCATGATGTGCGTTGTGACCTGGTCGTCAGTCGCGTCAAAGTCCACAGCGAAAACGCCACCCCCGAACACTTCCCGGCAAACCCGGAAATCTTTGTATCCAGAGTGACGTTCTATTGGAGCCGCCTGCGGGAATCGAACCCGCGACCTATTCATTACGAGTGAATCGCTCTGCCGACTGAGCTAAGGCGGCATCTCACAGCTTCGGCTAATGGCGCCGTGAGTAGCCTGAGCTAGCGTACCGACACAAGTGCCCTATGCGCAACTACGCCACAAGCACCTGTACAAATGTAATGAATTGTATAGACTGCCTTCTCCACTGCCACCGCTGGTAGCCACTAAAATCTAACCAGGTATTGACAATGCCTTTTGCGTCCAGCGTAGAGCCATGCACCCTAGCTAGCGTAGAGCCATGTACTTTACGGGCGCGGTTGCTGGTGAGGCTGTAGATGCAATCCGTCCCGATAAGAGATGAGTACTTATGGCTGAGTCCCAATCAAATTATGTTGAGCCAAGTCCTAAGCCAAACGCTGCGTTAGCAGATAAGGGCGACGGCGGCTACGACAAGGCCCTACATAACCGCCACATGCAGATGATCGCTATCGGCGGTTCTATCGGTACCGGCCTGTTCCTGGGGGCCGGTGGCCGCCTGGCGCAAGGTGGCCCGGGCCTAGCAATCGCCTATGCGGTGTGTGGTTTCTTCGCTTTCATCATGGTGCGTGCCCTGGGTGAGCTGGCTATTTACCGCCCCTCCTCGGGTGCGTTCGTGTCTTACGCCCGTGAGTTCATGGGGGAGAAGGGTGCCTACGCTACCGGCTGGCTGTTCTTCCTGGACTGGGCGGTGACGGCGATGGCGGACATCACCGCCGTGGCCCTGTATATGCACTATTGGCCCACTTTTAGGGGTATCCCGCAGTGGCTGCTGGCCCTGGTGGCGCTGGCTATCGTGTTTGCTTTGAACATTATGTCCGTCAAGTTCTTTGGCGAGATGGAGTTCTGGTTTGCACTGATCAAGGTGGTCACCATTTTGAGCTTCATGGCCCTGGCTATCTGGGCGATTGTCACTGAGCGGGTGATGAGCGTGCCAGTGAATGTGGGCAATATGGATTCGGTGCAGCTAGCTGACCGCACCTCGCGTATTGAGCTGTATTCTCACGTGGCTAACGGGCACTTTGAGGTCACCAGTGGTTTCCACAACTGGACCAGCTTTGGCGGCTTCCTGCCTATGGGTTCGTTTGCGATCGTCACCTTGTCTATGGGTGTTATTTTCGCTTTCGGTGGCACCGAGATGATTGGCGTGGCCGCAGGTGAAGCCAAGAATGCCCGCGAGATTCTGCCTAAGGCAGTTAACTCCATGATTGGCCGTATTGCCTTCTTCTATGTGGGCGCGGTGGTTTTGATGACGCTGGTGCTGCCCTGGACTGCCTACGACAAGAACCAGAGTCCTTTCGTCACCTTCTTCACGGCCCTGGGTGTGCCTCACGCCGGCGACATTGTGCAGATCGTGGTGCTCACGGCGGCCCTGTCCTCGCTAAATGCGGGCCTGTACGCCACTGGCCGCACCCTGCGTTCTATGGCCCTGGCCGGTGAGGCCCCCGCCGTGGCCGCTAAGCTCAACCGTCACCAGGTGCCTGCTGGTGGTATCGCTATCACTGCCGGTTTGGGCATTGTGGGTGTGATCATTAACGCCGCTGTGCCCGCCAGTGCCTTCAACATCATTATGGATGTGGCGGCTGTGGGTATTGCTGGCACTTGGATTAGTGTGCTGATTTCGCACTGGATCTTCGTTAACCGCGCTAAGCAGGGTTTGGTGGAGCGTCCCAGCTACCGCCTGCGCTTTGCCCCCTGGTCTAACCTGATCGGCATTATTTTCTTCGCTATCGTCATTTTGGCTATGGGTATGAGCGACGACGGCCTGATCACCCTGGGTATTGCCTTGGGTTGTGTGTTGGCTATGGTGATTGGCTGGTATGCGGTGCGTGACCGTATCGACGCAGACCTGATGGACAACATGCTGGTGGAAGACATTGAAGACCCTCTGGGTGCTTCCGCTGAGGCCGCCGTCGAGGTTGCCGTCCAGCAGGCCGAAGAGGAGCGCGCCTAGTCTGCGCACTGCCCCGCGCTAGCCGGGCTCCCGAGTCTCCTGTAGGGCGCTGCCCGTCGGTCAGATTTTGGGGCCCGGCGCGCGCCGGCTCGCGCGGGGGCCTGCTTTGGCGTGCGACCAACCCTCACGCCTGTCCGCCT